CAAGGCATCATTTTTGCCATATGTGGGGTGGTATTTTTCACAATTATCTTAGGTGCTATTTGCACATTATTAGGACTAAAATGACAGACGAAATACAGAAAAAGACAGAACTGCGCATCAAGGTTCCTCAGTGGATTAGTGATCTTTTAAAAGAGCATTGTGATCTTTATGGAGTGACCGCAGTTTCCACCATTACTCCACTCCTGGTGGAGTATCTGCGGCATCCCTCGCGCGTGCGCGACAATTGTTCCAATTGTTTTAATATTAATAATAGCGAAAAATCCGCGATTAGTGGAAAGAAGAAAACAAAAACGAGGGCATCCAAGATACCCTATAATTTTGATCCTCCCAAAGAGATTGCATTGAAGGAAGGACTCAATCACTCGGAAGCGGTTTCCATCTTCGTGGATTGGGCGAAGGGCAAGGGACATGTCCAAGCAGATTGGATTGCCACATACCGCAATGCATGCAGGAGATGGATCAAGGATAAGATGCCCCAGGCAAATAACGATCCAATCCTCAAGGAGGTCACAATTCCTGAGTATGAGGACGAGGAAGAGTTTTGATGGATTTCTCGGTATCAGAGCAGGCGGTCCTAGCCGCATGTCTTAGGGATGACACAAATCTCTCCACCGCCACAGCGGTTGAGCGTTTAACGGAGGATGACTTCACCTCGCCCGCGCATCAAGCGATATTCCGTTTGATCGCACAGCGATCCGAGTTGAATGAGATTGATGTGGCCATTGAGCTACCTGAGTATTCCTCGGAAGCTCTTGAACTTGCGGAGAAGTATGGCGGTGGACAGGTGGAGAGATATGTGGATCAATTGGTGGAGTCGAGGAACAGACGCGAAGTGGAACGAGCGCTGATTGTATCCACGGATATGCTCAAGGAGGGTAAACAATCAGATGAGATTGCCTCCGAGTTTAATCTCAGGGCAGCCAAAGCATTAGCATCAGGGAAGGGACAGGTAAAAGTGGGACCCGCCACAAAGGAAGCACATTCTGAGTTTCTTTCCATCGATGCGGGAGAATCATCCGCAGTAAGCACAGGATTCAAACGATTGGATTTTTGTCTAAGCGGAGGATTCCAACCGGGAAAGCTTTATGTCCTAGCCGCAAGACCTGGGGTAGGGAAGTCAGGACTCGCATTGCATTTCTCTCATGAGATTGCCAAGAGGGGATACCGTGCAAGCTACGCATCCCTGGAGATGAGTGCTTCGGAATGCTCCGGGCGGTTACTCTCCCGCGAGAGCGGGGTTGCCCGCCCACGCATGAAAGGGGATCTTCTCCCCGCTCATCGTAAAAAGCTCGAGGATGCCACAAAGAGGATGCAGGGATGGCCCATCACCTTCAAGGATGACAACAAGGCCACGCTTGATTCCATCCGCGCCTTTCTCGCCCAGGAACGAGTGAAAGGAGATGTGGGGTTGGCGGTGATTGATTATTTGCAATTAGTCTCCGCTCCAGGATACGAATCCCGCGTGCAGGAGATCACCGCCATTTCTCGCAGTCTCAAACAGATCAGTATGGAGCTACAGATTCCGGTCCTCGCCCTTTCTCAATTATCAAGACAATGCGAGATCAATAACAGAAAGCCAATGCTCTCCGATCTGAGAGACTCCGGGAGTATCGAGCAGGATGCAGATTGCGTCTTTCTCCTATCAGTTGAGGACAAGGTGGATGAAACCAAGGACCGTATCAATTGCCATATCGCCAAGAATCGCGGTGGAGAGACGGATCTTATGGTCACGCTTGGTTTTGAGAAGAGTACGGGCAATTGGAGTACAAGCTTAGGCGAAAAGAAAGAAACAAAGGCTTGGTAGACTACAGATGGATACCAAAAAGCACGATAGAGGCTCAGGAAGGCATCAAATCGTGCTTTTCAGGGGTAGGGTCTGATAGATTAGACAGATTTTTACATCAAAACGCTTTTAGGTACCTTCCTGCCGATTTCTCTCATTCCACCATTCCAACAACCTGGGCGCGTACCTCATCACCAAAAAGATGATAAGGCCCAACGCCAGGCGCGCAATTGTGTCGCACTCGTTTGGCTTAGTCATGGGTAATACCTTCGCTTTCTCTTCTCATACGAATGGTAAGTTTCTCGCCGTTATGATACCACTCCTTCGCCTCTTCGATTTCTTCGCGAGAATATCCTTGGGACAAAACATAATCCTCGTCCTTTCTCATCATAAAAAGCTTCTCAATAATCCAATGTACTCTGTTATCGCTCATCCCTCACCCCCCTCTACCTTGGCGAGGACCTCGCGTAGTTTGTCGCGCTCCAAATCTGCGCCACTATCCCCGCTATTGATCAAGAAGGTTAGACATTTCTCGAATAGCTTGCATTGCTCCAATAGCTCCGGAGCCGCCGCGATCAATCGCGCGTTGGCGTCGTCTCTGCCTGTGCTGATAACTTGGATTCGCCGCCCCGTCTTTTCTCCTAACCAAACAACTTGCTTTGAGTTTGTACCGATTCCAATTGTGGCTTTCTCCCAAGGTCCTGGCGTGTGGGCGTGTTTCTCTTTTGTTAAGTTCATAGTTTTTCTTTCTGTTTTGTGGTTTAATTGAAGTTGAAATGTAATTGCACTTTTTCGCGCTCAGTCAGCCTCACATGTGCGCGTTTCTCCTTACGCTTAGCGCGGATCGTTTCACGATCGCTCGCCTTGCGTTCCCGTGCTTCCCGTTCCTTGCGTGCTTTCTCGCCAATCTCGATCAATTGATTGACCGCCTGAGCGAATAAATCATTGGCGTGCTTCATGCTAATTTCTCCTTTATTGCTTTGATGATATCCGCGAAGGTATTGGATGAGATAAGCAAATCTGCGTTCCATCCGCTTTGATCATACTCCTTGGTCTCAATGTCGTAATCATATTGCAACAAGTGATATCTCATAAATGGATCACTTGGCGCATCGCTCAATTCTTCTTGATAATCAACATGCAGATTCAATCCGTGTTTCTCATTCTCAAAGAATGGACAACCATCGTTGTGCCATGAGATATCCTCAAATCCTAGTTTCTCTAATTCATCCAAGCGGAAATCACTTGGGGCGATCCAATCGGGATGTTCTTCTTTGTAGCTCATTTCTCTACCCTCACATCCCAACGCTTGCAAAAATCCTTGAGCCATTTCTTTTGCTCATCATTGAGGGTAAGTTGTCCGCCCTCTAATGATTCAAAGAGAATAGCTTCTGCGCTACAATCTTGGTTCTCCACATATTCACGCGGTAGGTTCTCAACTAGCCAATCCGTGTATTCGTTTTGTAATTCTTCTAAACTCATTGTCTTAATTCCTTTCCTTTATTGCTTGTAATAGTTCCCAAGCGCCTACCATGAACCAAGGCGCTAGGATGATGAGTGAAATAATATAGTGTGCTTCCATTGTCTTTAAATGTCCTCTTGTGTAGTTTATGAAGTTACAACGAATCCGCTTGAATCCTTCTTGGCATCTCCTTTTTCTACCAAACCAACAACGCAACCTTGCGGATCGTTAAAACGCAGATCGGATTCATCTCCATCAATTACTTTTCTCTTTTCCCATTTCTCGGGTAATTCATTACGAAAAACAACCGCGACATTTCCACCCATTGCCAAGACAAGACGCGCTTGCTGATCATTGGATTCACTCCGCGAAAAGGTAAGATGATAATTCCTTGGCATCTCTCCGTTCAAGTATTTCTCCATGCGCTTGAATCCTTTTGTGTAATCATAGAATTGCACTTGCGGAAACTTCTCGAAGATATTTTGCCCATCATTGCAACGGATATTCTCCCAAGGTAAATCACTTGTAAGATTCAATCTAAAGCATGGTTGTAATCCCTTCTTTTCCGCACGCTTGCAAGCGCTTTCAATCTCCTTCACTAGATTGCAAAGGAAACCTTGCTTGTCCTCAAAGAAGGAGCGCGTCTTGTTAATCCGCGAATCTTGAATGCTTTTCATTTTTCCGCGTCCGCTAGTGTTTAAACATGCCATCGCGCAACCTTGGGAAGCCCAAGCGCAAACATTGTATCCGCTTAGATTTGAAGGCGCGAAATGGATTCCTTGCGTGAGATATCCAAACTTCTCGCCTTTAACGATTTTTGCGTTTCCGCTAGTAAGTAATTTCATAGTATTTTCTTTCTTTCTATGTCCGCTTAATTGCGAACATGCACACCAACAAACTACACATGCCTACAAAAGTCAAACAAATAAAACAGAAAAAGTGTTTTCGTAGTTTAACACTATAGAAACGCGCTTACCTATACGCGGATCAGCGGATCGTTTCACGATCATATGATCAGCGCCAAGAGCTATCACACGAGCAATAGATTGACGCGGATCAAGGGGGAAAGCGATTGACGCAAAACAACAGATTCAATGCATTTCTGCACCCTTCCACAAATTTGCTATACTCGTGTAAAGCAGATTGTAAAGCAACGCACAAAGAGCAGATATAACGCGATTATCCGAGCCATAAATCCTCAGGAATCCGCTTAAATACTAGCATTTCTTGTGTTAAACCTGGCGTGCAATTGCGTAAAGTGCTGATATCCAACGCTAAAGCATAGCATGTGACTTGGAATCACATGCTTTCGAGCTAACGCGCGTTAACGCCAGGCGTTACGCTATGCGTTACGCTAGGCGGGGGGGCGGGGGTGTGCGTGCGTCCGCGCGTTTTTCTGTATTATCATAACCACCCCGTATAATTTTTTCGCCATACGCTTCCCCCGCAACTCGCGCCCCCCTGCCATACGGTTTCCCCGCAACTCGCACCTCCTGCCATTCGCACCTCACGAATACCTGAGTATCCGTATGTAGTTTCCGGGCGATCCTACGGGGATTTGAAGAGATCCCACGCCTCGCGATACTTTTCGTGCTTTGCCTTGGATTGCGGGTTATGGGCGTAGAGGGATATACGGATTGCCTGATTTATTTCTAGGCATGGTATTATGTACCAGGTGGGTATAGCTTCGATATAAGCGGCGAGCAGATCGACTTTCGTGCAATCGATGGTCATTTTCTTGCTAGTGCCTGTGGCGGTGGTGATCATATAGCGACCTAGTCCACCATTAGCTTTATCGAATACTTTATCCTTAGTGCCTTTTATTTGTATTTTGAAGATCTTGCCTGCTTTATTCATGACTAGGCAATCCTGCGGAAGGTAATCTCCCAGGGGGGTAAATACTTCGAGATTACGGGATAGGGCCTCGGTAAAAAAGATTTGTTCGTAAAGGTTACCCTTACGCTTCATCAGTTATTTCAATGACCTTATCCTCGGAGGCTTTCTTGGGGAGTGAATCTGTGGCCTTCTTGGCACCCTTGAGGATGGATCTTACTTTATCCGGGGTCATATCGGAGGAGCCTAGTTTGACATTGGCGGAAGCGGTGATGTTGGTGGGTCTTCCGTTGATGGTCATTAGTTTGTCAAAGAGTACGGATAGGGTATAGGCGAGGTTTTGGGGAGGTATCTGATCGAGTTTTTCGTGGATGAGGTTGAGGTTGTCTCCGACTATGGCGGATAGTTTATTGGAAACTGCGTTCAGATATTCCTGTTCAGTCATTTCGAGGCGGTAGCGCAGGAAGTGGCGTGTATAGTCCTGGATATCCTTTTGTTTCTTTGTGGGGTCGTTTGCCTTTGCCTGGAGCTTTCGTGTCTCATTGGTGGCATCTGCTTTCTTCATAGCAATCTTGGCGGCAGAATCGATGATATCGTTTTTAAGTTCTTTGCGTAGAGCTTTTACGGTGGCTTTGTTACCCATGATTTATTTTTTTTGCACAAAAGTATTGACAGGTCAATCCATAAACTACAGAAGGTGACACATGGATACGGAACGGGCGGGAAAGATATTGGAGGCGCATGGGATTAGTAAGAGTGCGTTTGGCAGGATGCTTGGGGTGAAGGCGAGTACTGCGAGGATGGCGTTCAGTCTGAAGAGGTTCAGTAAGAAGATGGTGGCTAAATTGGAGGAGTTGGAGGAGGAGTTGAATATTCAGCGTGATTTAGCGGAAGTGGATGAGATGATAGATGAGGCCCAGGAGAAGAGGGTAAGTATTATTGAGGGGATGGTGAGGCAGAGTACGGATAATCCTTTGGTGCAGGATGCGAAGGTATACGGGGTGCCTAAGAATAGATTTCTTAGATTGATAGAATTTGCGGATGGTAGTCATGGAAAGTTTAGGAGCAAACCGGGCAAGTATTTGAAGTTGGGGGAGAGCGTGAAGGTGAAACATTTGGACAGGGATATGTGGGAAGTGGTTAGGTAGATGTGGATAATACCCAAAACATTATCAGCTTTTGTACAGGATACGGAGGGATTGAACTTGGCATTAGACGAGCGGGCGTGGATGTTCGAACAGTCTGTAATGTGGAGATCGAGGCCTTCGTCCAAGCCAACATTCTTGCGAAGACTGAAGAAGGGAGGATGGATAACGCCCCTATCTACTCGGATCTTAAAACCTTCCCTGCACGAATCTTTCGAGGAAAAATTTGTGGGGTCATTGGAGGATATCCCTGTCAGCCATTCAGTAGTGCGGGGAAGCGAAAAGGCGAAGAAGACCCAAGACACTTGTGGCCCTATATCCGAGAGCATGTCCGGGCAATTAGACCTGTTTGGTGCTTTTTCGAAAATGTCCGAGGCCACACCACGATGGGGCTATGGCGAGTCCTGTCCGATTTGGAAGAAGATGGTTACCGAACGGAGTGGGGCTTGTTCAGCGCGGAGGAAACAGGCGCGCCTCACCAACGCATCCGATGCTTCATCCTGGCCCACCGTGGCTGTCTCGGAAGCACGCCAGGGATATCAGGACAGATCACGGGGCAAGAAGGGCAGTCAGAAGAGTTTAACCACGATAGTGGTGGACAATTGGTCAATCCCGCAAGCGAGGGATTGGAAGGGTGCGCAAGGGAGAGCGTACAAGGGAGAAGCGAAGGATCTGCCCGCACAGACGGAGCAGAATTGGGCAACCCCCAACACAATGGATTACATGGAGACTCGGTCAGCGGAGGGAGTGGAAAAGATCGCGAGCGGAGCGAGGAAGGGAAGAAAGCGTCCGAGCAATCTGAGGGAGCAAGTGGACAAGAAGACTTGCGACATCTACAAGGAGCAGAATTGGCCCACACCGCGAGCCGGGAACCCCGGCAGTCGCAAGCCCGGAACGGGGGGCAAGATATTGGCGGAGGAAGCGAAGAAGAATTGGCCGACTCCGAGAGAGACGATGAGCAGAGACGCGACTTACGACAGGGGGAAGTGCAACTTGGGAGAGGTTGTCCACGGGATGGAGCAACACGCTGGCCCGCCCGCCCCGGAGAAGAGCAGTACGAGTGGGAAGAGCCACGGGTCGTGGCCGACCGCTCGGTCAAGCGATGCGGAGGGCGGAAGAATAAAGACGGAGAAAACGGAGAAGGGGTTTCGGAGCAAGAGAGGGAAGAGCGATCAATACTTTGGAGCGAAACTGAGGGATGCTGCGGAGATGGAGAAACCACCCTCAATGAAGCTCAATCCGAATTGGGTGGAGCAGTTGATGGGTCTGCCTGTGGGGTGGACGCAACTGCCAACCGCGTGGACCGACTTAGACTCCTTGGAAACGGCGTTGTTCCCCAAACCGCAGAAATAGCGTGGAAAACTTTATGGGAAAAACTTTCAGAGCAATCCTAATTTTTGGCCGCAAGGCGATAGGAAAACAAGGATACCTCCACGACACTCGGTGGGTTGGGATTGCTCTATTTTTATTATTAGTAGGCGGCTGTGCAAAAAACCCGCACCCCGAACATATACCTGGCATTAGTTGCCCGAAACCCGGACATGGAAAATGTCCCTTTGGATGTGATGGATGATATGGATTATTTATTTGGTACTCTTCTTAGTTCGGAGGAGGTCAACCGGGGATGGCGGTATTTTTGGTCGAATTGCGAGTTACGCTACCGCGAGGGGGAACGAGATCCTGATTGTCCGGCAAATACCTGGAGGACGGATATTCCACGCAGGATGCCCAAGTCACGAACAGAATTGAATTTTAAAAATGAGCAAAAAAGAAGCACAAGAGCAGTATAAGGTGGAAGCCAAGAATCTCCTGGACCGTTGGTTTTATGAGTCCGATTTGGATGCGGAGGAGTTATCAAGTGCCGCAGTCGAGGCAATCGAGGAGTGGTTGGATGAGGAGGTAATTGGATTTCAACCCGAATGAATGTTTATAAGCCAACAGGGGAGAAGACGGAGAGTTGGCCCCAATGGGTGGGTCGTTTATCCGAGGAGAACCTGGGGCTGAAGAAGAGGGTGGAGCAGTTGGAGAGGGAGAATGCGGAGTTAAAGAAACGATGCTGTGATTTATTCAGCGAAGTGATTGAGGCAAAGGCGAGTCATGCAAAGTGAGAGTACCACCGGGTTATCATCCGATGTATTGGAAAAAATACGGGCGAGCGCTACCACTATCAGCGCAAAGATTACCACCGTGCGACTTGAAAAAATTGGGTCCTCCACCATTGAAATTAAGCCAAGAGAGGTTGGAAGAGATACGGAAGGGTTCAGTGTGGGTAAAAAAGAAATCCCGGTCCAAACGCTCGAAGACGCGATTATCATAGGGATGGAGATACAGGCGAGAGAATGAGACCTAAGTACGAGACACAGCAGGACCTCGATAATGAGAAGGAGGTATGTGGATTTTTGAGCAAGGTATGGGACTGCGTATTTCATAAGCTCAATCCTATTAAGTACAAGGTGGACTTCCTCATTGAGAAAGGTGACCACTACGGATGGGCGGAGTTAAAGTGTTTAAATATTAACTATGGGCAGTATCCGTTCATGATTTCGTACAAGAAGATCGAGGCGGCCAAGCAGTTATTTGAGACGAGCGGTAAGAAGTTTACTCTGATTTTCAGATGCAAGGATGCATTATGTTTTCATACATGGGATTTTAACAGGGACTATAAGTTTGAGTTGGGAGGCAGGACGCGAGCAACCCGCGATCCACAGGATATAGAACCAATTTTCCGCATAGATCCAAAGGATTGCACGATAGTGGAGGGTTATGCATGAGGGATTTAGACTTAATGGAAGAGGCTCTTGAGGAGTTTTTAATTGAGGCAAAGGATAAATTCATAGCAGGAGTAAAGGAGCATAACCCCGATGGCACGAAAGGACTATCACGGATGGAGGTACGGGATAAGATAAAGGCTATAAAGGAGGAGATATTTGATCTTTGGTTTTATGTTTACGCCATAGAGAAGGATATAGATGCCTAAGATAACCTACGCAGATGAGGTAGATGCCCACTTTGGTATTCCGTGGATACCTGACCTGAAGTATGAGAAGGGCGAGCTTGCGTGTGCATTATCAGGCGAGGAGATAGATGCCCTACCGCAGGAGCGCGCGGAGACTTTGTCCCGTTTGATATTGGACCAACCGGAGTCGGAGAAGGAAGATCCAATCCAATGGGGTTGGACTCTTCCTGGATGGAGGCGGGTCATGGATAATTGGAAGGATAACAAGATCCATGTGGTGCTTGGTGGTAATCGGAGTTCAAAAACAACTCTAGCTTCCCGTCTTCTTGTGCATTTAGCACAGACTATTCCTGAAGCGGAGATTCGTTCTTTGCATGTATCGGAGGAGCGCAGTATTGCAGACTCCCAACGGTACATATGGGAAGCACTTCCTATGAGGTACAAGCGGGCAAAGAAGAAGAGCGAGAACCATTCCTTGCAGTACACACAGAAGAATGGATTTAATTCCGCCAAGGCGATCCTACCGCCAACCACACCAGGTGCGGAACGGGGGAGTACAATATCTTTTAATAACTATAGGCAGTATCAGGCAGACCCGCAGATATTCGAGGGATGGTCAGCCCATTGCATTCATATGGATGAAGAGGCACCTGAGAGTATTTTCGAGACATTGGTGGGCGGTAGAACCGTAGACTATCATGGACGGGTGCTGTTGACCTTCACGACCTTGCAGGGATGGACCCCATTGATTAATAGTCTATTGAAGGGTGCGGAGACTGTGGAGTCGAGATATAGCGAATTGATGGGGCGTGAGTTACCTGTTGAACAGATATCCACCAATTGGCCTGATTGTCGAATTTATTACTTTTGGTCTGAGATGTCCCCTTTTGTTGACTACAACGAACTGATCCGAACCTACTCCAAACAACCGCAGGAAGTGAAGCTTGCCCGACTATACGGCATCCCAAGCAAGGCGATGGAGGGGAGATTCCCTAAGTTCAACCGCGATACTAATGTTGTCCCCCATGAACGAATCCCCTTCATCGCCGATCCTACGGTACGATCCACCCGCTACTTTGTATGCGATCCCGGTGGATCAAAACCTTGGGTCGCGATATGGGCGGCAGTCCTGGAGGATGGCACGATCTATGTGTACCGGGAGTTCCCTGATTCATCGATGGGTCAATGGGCATTGCCGCATGTAAATGGCTTGGGCAAGAGCGTGGGTAAACCAGGGCCTGCACAGCGTCCGCTAGGATGGGGGTATGCCGCATACAAGGAGCATTTCGAGGCTTTGGAACAGGGCGAGGATATATTCGAGCGAATAGTTGATCCCCGTATGGGAGCCGCCACGGTGCGCGAGAAGGAGGGGGAGAGTAATATTATTAACACTATGGCGAATCTTGACTTTGTTATGCGACCCGCACCGGGCGTGGAAGTGGAGGCGGGTATTGCAAAATCAATGATGCATTAGCATGGGATGATACGGAGCCAATGACGGAGAAGAACAGACCGAAACTCTTTGTATCTG